GTGATGAGACACAGGTGGTGCTGCTGCAGCGATGCAGAACCGATCAACCAATCGGGTCTCAGGCAATAACGTATTTTACTACTGTAGTAATGCCCGTTATTTGTTGGTATACAGGAATCCAACCTCCCTCCTTTTATATTATGGTAAGACCTTCGGGTCTTTTTTTGTGTCTAGGTATAAACTCGTAGGCATTTATTTTTGTGACTAAAGTGCTGAAATGTGTTGGTATAACAATAAATAGTGGTAGAATTAAGGAGAAACAAGATGTAACCAAACTCTTGTATATCATGTATTCTAAAATGGAGAAACTTTATGCATCACAATATAGAGTCGCACAACCAACTATCCGCTTGGAATAATCAGGAAGATCAATTACTTAATGAATATTACGAGTGTTTGATAGATTGTGATATAGGTCAACACGGAAGTGATTGCAAAAGGATCTGTAAAGGCATTTTAATCAATTAAACCTAAACGCAATAAGAAAGGGGTCAAAAAAGACCCCTCTTTTTTTATGCTAAATACTATTACTGATGGATTACATTATGGACTATAAACCATATTCTCCTGAGTGGCATCGTAAAAGGTTTCTACAAGAAGCAATCTTTAAGTACCTTGACGATTATATTGATAACGATATTATTATAAATGATATCAATGCTATACTTTCCGAGAGATCGGATGATGCATATAAAGAGTATACAAAACTCAATCAATTAAAAGCCAAACTCAGAACTGATTAAGAAATGCTTTCAACCCAATACCGACTCCGATTGGATTCTATCTGTAAACAGATTGTTAATGGTGAAGATGTCAAGCTAGAAGACATGATTTGGGCACAAAAACTAGCGAAAGTAAATACCACTGCTGCAACTTGGATGCGACAAGCACGACAAAAAGCATCCAATCCCGATATGAAAGAGGGAGGAACCGACGATTTTCTGAATAGGATGGGATTAGGTGAACCCGACCCATCCGATCAAAGAACAGGGTTCGATAGTGCAGACGATATAAGCGACTGGTTTAATAGAAAAAAACCTGACGACTGGAGACAACGAGACTAATGGCAAACTGGTATCAAGACCAACTAACAAACAGAAACTTTCTTTCCCCTATTGGGTTCTTATTCGTACTCAATAAAGCAAAGAGAGTATCTTTTTTGTGTCAAAAAGCAATGATACCTACGTTAGAACTAGGTCAAGTTGATATTCCTACAGCAGGTTTTGTTCCTTTACCTAGAGAGGGTAACATACAATACGGTGCATTAAGTCTTGAATTTATAGTTGATGAAGATCTAAGAAACTATATGGAACTTCATAACTGGATGCGTGCATTAGGAACACCACAAGACGGATTAGAAAGAACTAATTGGAATGATAGATTTGCAAATGCACCTTCCGAAGATGCAAGATTCTCTGACGGAACTCTACAAGTATTGAATAATAACAACTTAGCAAACTTTGATGTAGTATTTAAAGACTTATTTCCTGTATCACTATCTACACTTTCATTTGATTCTTCATCTGATGATAATGATTTTATGATTGCGGAAGCGACTTTTAGATATATGCTATATGAAATAAGAAACGTTAACTCACAATCAAGACGTTGATGTATCACAATAACTTTTTTACTGATGAGCAGTGGGAATGTATTAGAGTTTGTGTAGCAAATGCACCTATACCTTATGATATTACTAAAAAGAAAATACCTGCATCAATATTAGAAAAGATAGGACAACCAAAAAAAGAAGAATACAAAGGAGAAATTTTAGTAGAATGTAACTTGGAGAAATATGATCACACCTAAGATAGAATTTGAACACCAGTGGGGTGGTAAAGACAACTGGTATACTAAATCTAAGAGGTGGGCAAAGAAGCAACCTTTCTGGATATCACACTTGGTGACAGGTTTTATAGAATGGTTGCATAAAATGTGGATTGATGGTAAAATAATGATGGCTATGGACGACGTTGATCGTCAGATAAATACTATTCATTCTGAATGGGAGGCAAATGACAGACAAATCACCCCACACACAGTGGAGACAGGAGTATTTGGAGATGAAGGCTGGTCTCTCGAAATTTCAAATCCAGTTGTTGAAAGAAGGTCCGACTCAACTAGCACAGGCATGGTTACTCCAAGCGATGCACAACGACTACAACAAGATGAAGGGGATAACCCCAGAGAAGAGTAGAGAGTCAGGATATCAAACAACCATGAAAGAATGGTTTAATACTCTAAAACAAAATGATAAAGATCAAGGATCATGATTTTGCCAGGTTCCACAGTAAAAGTTACTGATGAAAATTCAATATACAGAGGGTATGTTGGATGTGTTCAGAGAATACAAGGCAAGAAAGCAGCAGTTCTAATGGATAGTCATACTCCTTGGGACAAAATGATTACATTTAAACTTTCTTCACTTGATGAAGTGACAGAAGGTTTCCAATATTATCCAAAGAAAAAGAAATGAATCTTGAATCTTTGCAAGAGTTGTGGAAAAAAGATAGTGTAATAGATACTGACTTATACTGTGAAGAATCTACAAAGATTCCACAACTTCATATGCGTTATATGGAATTTTTTAACACGTACGCGTTGATGAAAAAAGAACGTGAAATAGAAATGCGAAGACTTATTAGAGAGAAATGGTTATATTATAAAGGTAAAGCACCATCAAAGGTATACAAAGAAATGCCTTTTGATTTTAAACTTACTACAAAAGAAGAAGTTAATATGTTTATAGAGTCTGATGAGGACATCTGTAAACTACAATATAAGATCGACTACATAGAACAGATCATAAACTTTCTCGAAGGTGTTCTAAGACAGATTGGTAATCGTAATTTCCAAATCAAGAACGCTATCGAGTGGGAAAAATTTAAAAATGGATTTTAATGAAATACGGTGACGAATACAGAGTTATTCAATTAGCACCTGCTGCTATGAATATTGTTAGATCTGCAATATCTAAATCAGATCTAGAAATGAAAGAAGCAGGTACAAATAATAATCCAGAATCAACTGCTAGAAGTAGTCAGATAGCATGGTTATATGATAATGATTTGGCACAAATGTTATTTGATGTAGCAAAACAAATAAATCAATTATCGGGTTGGAACTTAAGTATAAAAGGTTTAGAACCAGTTCAGTTTGGAATATATCCTGAGGGTGGTCACTATGGTTGGCATGTAGATCAACATAAAAGACCTGATCCTAAGATGAATGGTATGGTTAGAAAGATTAGTTGCACTGTATTTTTAAATGAACCTAGTGAATATGAAGGAGGGGAGTTTGATATTGAGATATATAAACCAGAGGCAGAACCAAGATATTCTACTATAAAAGAATCTAAAGGGTCTGCAGTATTTTTCCAAGGTGATCAATGGCATAGGGTAAGACCTGTCACATCTGGATTAAGAAAGTCACTTGTAGCATGGTTTTATGGACCTCCTTATATCTAAGAAGAATGAAGTCTATCTGAAAGTTGAAGCAGAACCTCATTTGAATTATGAATTAGCAGACTTCTTTACGTTTGAAGTTGAGTCTGCAAAGTTTATGCAGAAGAAAAGAAGATATAAAGGTTGGGATGGAAAGATAAGATTGTATTCACCTGCAACAGGAGAGATATATTGTGGTCTTGTAGATTATCTTACAGACTGGGCAGAAGAAAAAGGATATCAATATTCAATAGAAAACCATGAAAACTTTGGACACCCTCAAGAAATTAATTCTTTTGTTACTCCCAAGTCGGTTGTAGGTTTTGTAAAATCACTTCATCTACCCCAGAGTCTGCAGGTAAGAGATTATCAGTATAAGGCAATTTATGAAGCACTAAAATACAACAGACGATTGTTGCTGTCCCCCACAGCGTCAGGAAAATCTTTGATGATTTATGCATTGGTTAGATACCACATTAATGTTTCTCGTAATGTTTTAATTGTAGTTCCTACCACATCTCTTGTTGAGCAGATGTATAAGGACTTTGAAGACTATGGTTGGAAAACCAAAGACTGTCACAAAATCTACGCAGGTGCTGATAAGTACACAGACCATAGCGTAGTCATTACAACATGGCAATCAATTTATAAAGAACCTCGTAAATGGTTTGATAGATTTGATGTTGTCATCGGTGATGAAGCACATCAGTTCAAAGCAAAGTCTTTAACTACATTGATGTCTAAAATGCATAAGTGTAAGTTTCGTATTGGTTTTACAGGAACACTTGATGGTGCTAATGTAAATCAATTAGTTTTAGAAGGTTTATTTGGTAGATGTTCAAAGGTAACTAAAACAAATGAACTAATCAAACAAGGTTATCTTGCTAAACTTATGGTTAGAATTATTCTTCTTAAGCATGAAGAAAAACTATTTGAAGGATATCAAGATGAAATTGATTACTTAATAGACCATGAAGGTCGTAACAAATTCATTCGTAACCTTGCAATAGATCTAAAAGGTAATACACTCATACTATTCAACTATGTAGAAAGGCACGGTCTGGTTCTTTACAACTTGATAAATAGTCATACGGACAAGCCCGTGTATTTCGTTCACGGAGGTGTCGATGTTGAAGATCGTGAAGATGTTAGAGTATTAACTGAACGTTCAGATAATGCTATCATCGTAGCATCCTATGGAACTTTCTCCACAGGAATCAACATCAAAAAACTACATAACATTATTTTTGCCTCTCCTTCTAAATCAAGAGTACGTAACTTACAATCTATAGGACGTGTATTGAGGAAAGGGGAAAATAAGTCACAAGCAACATTATATGATATTGCGGATGACATTTCTACTAACAAGGGAAACAATTATACATTGAATCACCTTATGGAAAGAGTCAAAATTTATAACGAAGAAAAATTTCATTATGAAATCATAGATGTAAAAGTAAAAGCTTATGATTAATTACACAAAAAAAGACCAAGATTTTCACGGAATTTTCAAATTAGTAAGTGGTGAAGAAGTTCTTGCGAAAGCAGTTATCACTGAAGATAGTGGTGAGTGCCTCGTTTTTATGCAAGATCCTGTAGTTATACACACAATAACTAATCCTATTAGTGATAACAAAGTAATGCGTGGTATGGGATTTACCAAATGGATGCCCATGTCAGACGAAGACTTTTTTATTGTTAGAGATAGAGACATTGTTACAATGGGAACTATGTCAAAACCAATCATATTAATGTATGAAGCGTTCATCGGTGGCGACATCGACCCCAACGTAGACCATAAAAGAAAGACCCACCCTAAAAATTCAGAGGGTTATCTTGGAAAAATTGAAGAAGCTAGAAAGAGATTTGAGAACCTATTTCGCTCTTGAACCCTTACAGTGTTATTGTACACACAATGGTAAAGGTTGTCAAGCTTTTAGTTCTATGCTATACTAAAAACATCAAAACAAAGGTATATGAAGAAAGCAGCACCTAAAAAACGACAACATTATGTTGATAATCAAGAATTTCTTGCTGCAATTATAAAGTATAAAGAGAAAGTAGATATAGCAAAAGAAAAAAATTTACCAAAACCTCGTGTCAGTAACTATATTGGCGGATGCTTTTTAAAAATCGCGACTCATCTATCGTATAGACCGAACTTTATTAACTACATGTATAAGGATGATATGGTTTGTGATGGTATAGAGAACTGTATACAATACATTGATAACTTTGATCCTGCTAAGAGTAGAAATCCATTTGCATATTTTACCCAAATAGTGTATTATGCTTTTCTAAGACGTATAGCAAAGGAGAAAAGACAGATGGATATAAAGGAAAAGATCATAGAAAAATCTGGATATGATCATGTGTTCAGTGTTGACGGAGATGGAGGAGCAGAATATAATCAAATCAAATCCCGTGTTGAAATGAATTCTAAAAGATGATTCCTACCACTGTTCAAGATAATTTCTTCGACAGACCTGATGAACTTGTAAGACTAGCAGATTCTCTAGAGTTTACACCTGCCGAAGAACAACAATATCCTGGTGCACGATCTGCACCTTTTTCTGTCATTGATAGAGACTTAGATAGGTATATTGGTCAACGTATTCTTAGATCATGGTTTCATGCAGGTGAATTTTCTAGAACAACTGATTTAAACTGGGTTGCTGATATTAGATTTCAAATTGTTGAACCTGCACATGAAGAACAATATCATTTAAAAAATCGTGGGTGGGCACATTATGATTCGTCAATTAAGTTTGGTGGTATCATTTACCTAAATCCTGATCCAGAACCAGGTACAGGAACTGATATTCTTCAAACTAAAAAAGGATACTTTTGGAGTAGACCTGATGCTATTACTGTAGAGAGACAATTCTATAAAGATCCCTCTTCAGTATCTGATGAAGAATATGAAAAAGCATGGAGAGATATAAATGATCAGTGGGAAGAAACTATTAGAGTAGAAAATAGATATAATCGTATGATGGTCTTCAATAATCAACAGGCACATAGAGTGCATACATTTGGACACAAACAAAAGAGATTAACTATAGCATTTTTCTTTCACCAACTTCGTGGTCCTAATCCTCCGTTCTCTAGATTTTAATTATGTTTCCTATTATATCATGTGAGCATTTCTTTCCAGATCCTCAAAAGATTGTTAACTATTCAGAAACTTTAGAGTATTTTCCTGCAGAGGCAAATCAATATCCTGGTGTACGATCTGATACTCTTTATAATATTGATCAAAACCTAGATAGGTATGTAGGCAATCGCATTCTAAGAAATTTTTATCATAGTAAAAATTGGAGTAATTATAATAATATTAATTGGAATGCAGAAATAAGATTCCATAAAATAAAACCAATGCATGAAGATCCATATCATCCTAAAAATTGTGGGTGGATTCATAAAGACTCTACAACTTTATTTGCAGGTCTCATTTATCTCAATAGAGTCCCAGAACCAGATACAGGAACTGACATTTATATTGAGAAAGATGGTTATGCATGGACAGAAGACGAGGATACAGAACTAGAGCACAAACATTACAGTGGTGAAGAAGTGCTTGACGAGGATTATATAAAAGCGTATAATAGAGTGAATGGACAGTATGAGTTGTCCATCTCATTTAAAAATGTTTTCAATCGTATGATTGCTTATGACAGTCAGGTGTCTCATTGTGCCAGAACTTTCGGAAAAGATCAAGAGAGATTGACATTGACATTTTTCTTTAAAGATCTTATTGGATCACAACCACCTGGTGCAAGATTCGGATGAAACTATTACTAATTACTGATCAACATTTCGGTGTAAGAAATGACAATGTACATTTTAT